TTACATTTACACCATTTTAAAAATTTCAAATCTTCCTCTGAAAGTGGATCATAACTACCTGATGTAATTATTATCTTTTCTTTTGGTGTCATGGAAGTAAATTAGGAAATGCCTCTTTAACAAATTCATAAGATAGACCTCTTACGCCTTGGTCTTTTCTAAAAATTCCAATAATAACTTCAGCTTCACGAGGTTCGATTGATTCTAATAATTGCAACAGTAATTGTTTTCTTTTTTCTGGTGTCAAATTAGATGCTCCAGCATCACCTTTTCTAAAAAGATACAATTTACGAATTTCTGTTGATAATTGATTTCTTGAAATTCCAGGTAATGTATCAGGCACAATATAATCTTCTGGCATTGAGCTAAAATACCATTGATAATCTGGATGATATGTTAATTGTAATACACCAGTTAAAGTTTTTGATAAGTTTTTTTCAATAACTTTCATTCTTTCAGCTTTAGTATTTGCTTCTTCAAACTCATCAAACACTTCATATATGTTTTTCATTTAAAACTCCTCAATAACTTCCATTAGATTTCTTAATTTGTGTTCCATGAAATAATTTATTAAATTACCTTTTGAAGCAGGTTTAATTTCATCATACATATTTATGATACGCTCTTGAACATCTTTAGGTATGTATGATAGGTCTATCAACATTCTATTTCTAGTATAATTAGCTTTATCTGTTTCAGAATAAGTTTCTACGTTTTCACTTAAATACTTATCCATTACTTTTTGAGTGATAGGCTTTTGTCTCAAATCACGAACAAAACAATCCGCTGGTGAAAACATATTAGGAATGCCATCACCTTTATCACCACGAATAACCTTTTCTTTTAAATCAAGTATAGGATTATCTGATTTAACATATTTCTTTTGTGATGGGTTATATTGTTTAACATTTGAACCATATTGTTGTAATTGTAAAAAGTCACCATCGCTTGATAGAATTAATATCTTTTGATGTGGTGCAAATCTAGGTACAAGTGTGCCGATAATATCATCTGCTTCAGCACCTTCAACGTCAATCACTTTATATGGAAAATTTGTTTTAAGTTCTTCTTTGAATTTAGATAACATATCAAAGATTAAATGCCAATCTAAATCAGATTTTTCCCTAGTCTTTTTACGACCGGCTTTGTAGAATGGAAATACTTCTTTACGCCAATACTTTCTATTATCACAACATAAGATAACTTCGCCATATTCACCTTTAAAGTTTTTAACGTGAGTTCTGATGATGTTTAATACCATATGCCGAATAAGATTTTCTTCCAGTTTGGTATTTTTTTGATTTGCTATCTGTGCCATAAGGCCTGCTAATAGCACTTGATTTAAGTCCACGAGTATCATTATATAATCCTTTAAGATTCAGAACAGCCAGTATACTATAGTTTAACTATTTTGTCAACCTAATTTTGGCTTTGCCAGTGAGTTTCTTTCTAAACTTCTTATCTTTTCTTAAAAACTTGCCATCTTCTATTATTCGGTTACAATCTTCAATAATCTTTTCCCACCATGTTATACATTTACGCATTTGTGTTTTAGTATAACAACTATACGCTTCTTTCATTTGCTCATCTTCTGACATCAAAGCTTCATTCCAAACTTTAATCTCATTCTCAGCATGAGATATGATTGCTTTTGCATGAATAGGTTTAACACCAACATTATATAAGAAAGAATAGTTTTTTCTATCAGACCAATCTTTGATATAGTTATCAAAAAGACCTTCAACTTCACCCAATAACTCATGGGTCTTGTTGAGTGTTCTTTCTTGAATTGTTGGTCCTGTATATTCTTCTGTCATTCTGGTAATTCCGTTTTTTTCAATATATCAAATGCTTCTTTAACAAATTCATGTGACGCTGTTGATTTCTTTGCTACTACACCATACCAACCACCTGATAATAATTTTGAAACATAATAGTATGGGTCTAATAGTATGCCTTCAAACAAATCTAAATCTATAGTAAGACCTTCTTTATCTTCTCTATACAGTATAATTTGATACATTTGACCTAAATCATAGGTTTCATATATTCCTGGATTATTATACATAAATCCTTCAAAATGAATGGTTGAGCTACCATCCTTTTCTTTAGGTGATGCTACAAAATAAAAGGCGTCATGGTCGCCTTTTTTAAATTCTCTCAATGTTTCTGGTATATCGTTCAATGTAATCCTTTATATGTGATTTTCTTATTCTACACATTATCCATGTATTATAATAATCATCACTCATCATAACATCACGAACAAATTGTTCTTTAGCTTCAAGATAACTACATTCACCTTTTGATTTGCAAAGATGTAATATTTCTTTACTAAAATTATCTTGACCCAATTGTAACACATCTTGCTTCAATATGTCACTACTTCCATAGTAAGTTTGCCAATCAGAAAATACCTTATACTTTTTCTTTTTGCCTTTTACTTGTTTGGTTTTAGCAGAATAGAATAATTTTTTACCAATGTATTTCTTATTATTTACATTGTTTGTTATAAGATATACAAATCCGTAATTATCTTCTATTTGTTCTTCTAAAAAGTCTTTACCATTATATTGCCAATTTAATCCCATTCGCCTTCTTCTTCTGTGTCATCATCTTCATTTATATATTCTTCTTGAATATCTTCGATAATTTCTCCACAGAACGGACAATATTCTGGCAGTTCTTTTGATACTAGTTCTTTCGTAAATTGGATTCCATAAGAAGAATCACAGTTAAGGCATTCGCCTACTAAAGCTTTGTTTGTCATTTGAGTTCCTTGTTAGGCCCAAACATCACTCCAATTACCAGATAATGCGCCTTTAGCATAGTCTGTTGCTCTATTCTCAAAAAAGTTGGTGTGAGTTGGTGCGTTAATCATCTCCTCTACCCAAGGTAAAGGATTTCTCTTCACTTTAAACACACCTTTTAAACCTAATGAGATTAATCGGCGGTCCGCTATATAACGAATATATTTCTTAACATCTTCTGATGTTAATTCTTCCATATCACCCATTTTGAAAGCAAGGTCAATAAACTTATCTTCAAGTTCAACCATTCTTTCAGCAATGGTGTAAATTCTGCTCTTTAAATCGTCTGTCCATATTTCACGATTTTCTTCTATATATGTTCTGAATAATTTAATCATGGATTCACAATGTTGTGTTTCATCTACAATAGACCATGTAACAATTTGGCCCATGCCTTTCATTTTACCATGGCGTGGAAAGTTCAATAGCATAATGAATGATGAAAATAACTGCATACCTTCTGTAAATGCTGAAAACACAGCAATATGTGTTGCAGTATTTTCTTTTGTGGTATTCTGTGCTGATATATCTAAAACATAATCATGTTTCTCTTTCATTTCAGCATATTCTAAAAATTCATTGTATGTTGTTTCAGGTAAACCTAAAGTTTCAATCAGATGTGAGTAAGCTGCAACATGAAGTGCTTCACGAGCTGCAAAACCCATCAACATCATTCTAACTTCTGGTTGTGGAAAATAAGGTAGATAATTTTTAACGTAACCACCTGCAACATCAATGTCACCTTGAGTAAAAAATCTAAAAATGTGTGTTAAAAATTGTTTTTCTTCTGTTGTTAATTTCTTTTTCCAATCTTTCACGTCTTCCATCATTGGAACTTCTGTATGTAACCAATGTGATTGCTCATGTTTTAACCATGCGTCATAAGCCCATGGATAATTAAAAGGTTTAAAATATGTTCTATTTGATGCTAAATCTTTTATTTTGTTATCCATTAAATTTCCTTTTGCCAAAAAACTATTTCCCATTTACCATCTAAATGTTCAACAAGTGCTGAACAGCTCTCGACCCAATCACCAATGTTTTTTTTTCATTTAAAAAACCAAATATATGTTGCTATTATGTTTACCATTGCAAAATAACTATTCTGTATCAATAATGGTATATTTTTATGCCTATGATAAAACTCATATGTCAATATTGTATGACCTACAACAAAAGCAGGAAAAGACCATTTCAACCAAGGTGTTTTTAATGCCATTGATGTGCCTGCTATGATGAATATCGTTGAAGATATCCATTTAATATCAAAATTAACCTTCACAAGCTATACAATCATTTCCTTGAGCGATTTGTGTCATATCAATTTCTTTGATAACTTGTCGTTCAATTCGTTTAGATACCTTATCTGCTTTACCAATCTTTTCAGAACGGCAGTAGTATAAAGTCTTTAATCCTTTTTTCCATGCCATGAAATGAATAGCATGAACATACTTAATATTAGCATCAGGTCTAAAGAATAAGTTTAGTGACTGTGCTTGGTCGATATATTGTTGTCTATCAGCAGCTAATTCAATAACCCAGCGTTGGTCAATTTCCATTGCTGTCTTGAATACTGCTTTATCATTCTCTGACATCCATTCTAAGTGTTGGACTGAACCATCATTAGCAATAATAGATGACCATGTATCATCATACCAGTTTTCTGGTTTATCTTTTGATACTCTAATTAGTAATTCATCTAACCATCGATTTTTATTTAAGAATGATCCGCTTAAAGTGTCTTGTCTATATGCATTAGCACGATAAGGCTCAATACTAGGGCTAGTGTTACCCATAATGATTGAACTACTAGCGTTAGGAGCAATAGCCATAAGATGACTAAACCGGTTACCCGTACCTTCGGCGTCAGGAGCTTCCCCACGTTCTTTACCCAATTTTTTATTTGCATTATCTAATCCTTCTCTGATGTGTTTGAAGATTTTATTGTTAGCAACTTTCGCCATAACGCCCTCAAAAGCAATACCATTGCGCTGTAGATAAGCGTGCCATCCAAGAGCACCAATACCAATACTTCTCTCTCGCTGAGCTGAGTATCTAGCACGACTAATGTTGTCAGGAGCGTTATCAATAAAATATGTAAGAACATTATCCAACATTTCAGCAACGTCATGCAAGAAATTGGCATCTTTATTCCACTCATCATATGTCTCCAAATTAAGTGATGATAAACAACATACCGCAGTTCTTTTCTCATCTGTTGGTAATATAATTTCTGAGCAAAGATTGGATTGATGGACTTTTAATCCTTTATCTTTTAACCATTGAGGCAAATATTCATTACTTGTATCGATATAATGAATGTATGGTTCACCTGTGTGCATCCGTAATTCGATAATCATTTGCCATAGCATCTTTGCTGAAACTACTTCTCTAACTTCACCTGAATGTGGGTCTTTTAACTCCCATGAATCATCTACATTTGGATCCAACATAGACTTTTCAACAAGATTCATAAAGTCATTGGTAATATTTATTCCATGGTGAAGATTCAAACATCTTACGTTTGGATCACCTGTAGGTTTTCTCATTTCCAAGAACGGAATGATATCAGGATGCGATATATTTAAATAAGCTGCATAAGAACCTCTTCGTGTTCTTCCTTGACGATAGGCGAGTGAGGATGCATCATAAATTTTAAGATGAGGCATAACACCAGTTGATTTATCATCAGCAGAGCGAATACCAAAACCAATACCAACACCGCCGCCATACATTGATAACCAATTTGTTTCAGATAGATTATCTACTAAGCCTTGTGATGTATCTTCAATATAATTTAAGAAACATGAAATTGGCATTCCTTTTTTAGAACGACCAAAAGATAAAATAGGAGTAGCATATGATAACCAATGCTTTGAAGCATAATCATATAATCTTTGTGCGTGTTCTGGATTACTACTGAATGTTTTTGAAACATAAGCGAATCTTTGTTGTGGAGAAGTTTCATCTTCTCTCATGTATGATTCTTTTAATCTTTTAATTCCTAACTCATCAAATAAATTATCTCGTTGTAAATCTATTTCAATTCCTAGGTAGTTCATGTATTCGCCTTTTCTCCGTAATTCCAAATTTCGTTTTTATATTCTTCGGACCAATTATCGTAATATTTGGTTTTCTTTAAACTCTCACGAGCACTTAATAATTTATCTTTTGGTTGGGCAAGTATTATTGGATAATGACCATTACCTGTGTTTACTCCATTAATAAAACCAGGATCTGCTGGATGGTCTTTTAAAAAGATTAAGTCATCTCTTTTTGCCTGTAGCTTACTTATTAAATCTAATAGCTCATCATTCGTGAATTTATTAATCGTATTAACAAAAATAATTAGCTCAAAATCATAAATAGAATTAAAAGTTTTTATGTATGAGAGTATATATGATTCCGGTTCTTCATTAAACTCGGTTACAAAAACTTTTTTATCTTCAAATGCTTTTTTAGCAAATGGACATATTTGAAATCCGCCAAGTTCGTCTCTTCTTTCGGAAACTTTTTTTACCCAATCTGTTATAACTTTTTCCAATTTACAAACTCCATTTTAGCTCGTAGATTTTGGAAAGTATTATCTTTAATAATATCTAGCAGTTCGTCTTGTGTAAAACCAGATTTGATAATATCATTAATATCTTTCTCTGTTATATATTTTGGCCAAATAACAACATTGAAATGATTATCGATTGCTTTTTCCAATTTCTTTACGATATCTTTATTTCTAGGTTCATTATCATATATCAATACAACTTTATCTTTTGTGAATGTGTCTAGGATTGATTCCAAATTTGAATCAGCAGTTGCTACAGCATTGTCTATGAACAATGAATCAATTGGACCTTCAACAACATAAATTGGTATTAAATCATTAATTACTCTATCTAAAC